CCGCACTGGGTTGTGAAGCACTAAGTGATATGCTCTACAAGTATGTCAACGGCGTTTACATTCCAGAGATGTGGGGTCCAGGTGAAGCCGCCCGCTTGTGGTGCTATCGTGTAGAAGTACGTGAGACGCAGAGCAATATGGCATTCCGTGAAGGTCATCGTGAATGGAATGAGGATTTGTTTGCGTGAATTCATTTGAGCGTATATGGGCCCGGGCAACCGGGCACCTAATGGGAAACACTGACAACGACCGACCCGATGTACCTATTCTTACATTGCGTGAAGCAAGGATAGCATTGTTCTTAAAAACTTTTTGGGTTGGAATCCATATTATTACCTGTTTCTTTATTATTGCCAACACCATTAGGCATTGGTAAATAATTATATGCGTACATTTAACATTCATAATATAAAATTAGGAAACAACGAGCCGTTGGTATTGATTGCCGGCCCTTGTCAAATTGAAAGTCTAGATCACACACTCGAAACTGCACACAGTATAAAAGAAACCTGTGACAGTTTAGGAATTAAGTTTATCTACAAAAGCAGTTTTGACAAGGCCAATAGAAGCAGTATATCAACTCGACGAGGCATTGGAATTGATGAAGGTTTAAAAATTCTCAATACCGTCAAACATAATCTTGGAGTGCCAGTTTTAACTGACATTCACGAAAGCTATCAGGCAGAACTGTGTGCTACAGCTGGCATAGATGTACTACAGATCCCAGCGTTTCTCTGCAGACAGACTGACCTATTGTTGGCAGCAGGTGCTACAGGCTGTGCTATCAATGTGAAAAAAGGGCAGTTCCTTGCTCCTCACGATATGAAGAACGTTGCGGCAAAGATTGCCTCAACGGGCAATGAACGAATCATGTTATGCGAAAGAGGATACACTCATGGATATAATAACCTTGTTGTTGATATGCGTAGTCTACCCATTATGGCTGGCACCGGGTATCCAGTGGTCTTTGATGCTACACATAGTGTGCAGCAGCCCGGAGGATTGGGCTCAGTCTCCGGAGGGGATCGCACTATGGTCCCGTACCTCGCGAGGGCAGCAGTGGCCACCGGATGCGTGAGTGCTGTGTTTATGGAATGTCACCAAGATCCAGACAATGCGCCTAGCGATGGTCCTAATATGATCACATTAGCTAATCTCAAAAACGTATTAGAAAGTCTTATAAAAATAGATGGAATTGTCAAATCCTCCCCAAACTAAACAAGAACGAAAACATCTCAAAGCCTTAAGGAGACTTGAAAAAGAATCTCGGCAATCACCACAACAAGGTATTGTGGGAGATGTTAATCTTGAGAAAATAACTGTACTCTGTGTTAAATTTGGTACCAAGTACGGCCGCGAGTATATCGAACGACTTCGTAACATGGTATCCCGCCATCTCACAGTGCCTTACGAATTTGTCTGCATCACTGATGATCAACACTCCATAGAAGGTGTTCGAAGTATTGTGCAACCTATGAAAAATTATAAAAAAATATGGTGGCACAAGGTACATATGTTCGATCCCGGTCTGCCTATCAATGGTAGAATCGTCTATTTTGATCTTGACGTAGTGATACACGCCAATATTGACAGTCTTGCAATTGGACACGGACACAGTTTCTTGGGCATCAAAGATTTTAATAGAAAATTTCATGCTTCATGGACCTATCTCAATAGTTCTGTAATGAGTTGGATGCACGGTTCTCAGAGTCATATCTATCAACAATTCAACAACAATCCCAACGAAGCACAGAAGCTTCAAGGTGATCAAGATTGGATATGGAAGACCAGCAAGGATCGTATAAAATTTTGGCCCATAGAATGGATACTGAGTTACAAATGGGAAATACGTAGTCGCGAGGAACTGGTGTTGAAGGACGGTAAACGACTTTTTAAATCAGTAATCAATCCCAAAATTCCAACCAATTGCAGTGTCTGTGTGTTTCACGGAGATCCGAATCCTCACGATGTTTTGGATCCGTATGTTGTTGACAACTGGCGGTGACGATGCTATACTAGTAGCATGACTATTATTACCCCCGAAGCATTACGCACTCTGCTTCTTGAAAATGAGTGTGTTGTTGAGTTTACCAAAGTAAATGGCGAAGTGAGATCAATGCCCTGTACACTCAAGGCAGAGTTCATTCCGCCCGCACCTCCACATATTACTAACACAGATAATCCCGTTGACTTTCCAAAAGTTAAAAAAGAAAATCCCAATGTCATGAATGTTTGGTGCTTGGATAAAAAGGAATGGCGATCCTTTCGTATCACCAATGTAATCTCAGCGAAAGTTAAAGATGAAATTAACAACATACAGTCGCAATAAAATTCTAAAAACTTTTGAACTCTGGAATGTACCTAAAGAATTTGCTGATTCTATGTACAACTATCTTGTTCACGGATACAGTCCCGGCGGATGTTTCACAGCAGTACTAGCCAATGACTTTCATCGTGCTATCGTTAGCAGTCATCCTGGCAATACCGTTGAAGCATTTAAGGCCCTATCAGGTTGGATTCTAGAACAGGTACCCACAGAAGCAAAAGGCAACTATAACAATGTTGAAGTTTGGTGCAGTTTGCCTGCAGATGTTCGTAGAACCATATTGGAAGACTACGAGCTAATCTACACTACACAAGAAGAAGTTATGATGGCTTTGCAAAGTAAGCCTACAGTTGAACCCGTGCTTTATTAATGAAAGAAACTATGATTAAGCGAATTGGTTTTGCCTGCAAGTGGATCAACGATCCTGCAGAAGTCAACGGCATGAAAATTAATGCTCGTGATCGCGACTTAAATACAGGCAGCACCACAGTTAGGTGGTTGCGTGAACATCCTCAAGAAGCAGAACAGCGACTTTGGGATCTAATGAAACGAAATATTGATGCCTGCACCAAGTTGGTAGCCAGGGTAGGAACACTAGATGAAGATCTTAGAATGGTACGACTCAGCAGCGATATACTGCCTGTATACACTGAGCCTAGTTGGAAGTGGTTTTGGCGGCAGTCCGATGTTAGAGCCTATGCAGAAACAGCATTTAGAGCAGTGGGAGATTTGGCTCGCCAGAACGGTGTTCGCCTGTCTTTCCATCCTGGTCAGTTTTGCGTGTTGGCAAGTATCAACCCTGGTATTGTAGAACGCTCAATAGAAGAGTTCGAGTATCATGTAGACATGGCTCGCTGGATGGGATATGGTAAGACCTTCCAAGACTTTAAAATTAATGTGCATATTTCAGGCAAGCTGGGTCCGCAAGGCGTTCGTGATGCGCTGAGCAAAATGACACCCGAGGCTCGCAACTGTCTTACCATCGAAAATGATGAAATGACCTGGGGCATTGATTCCAGTATTGAATTGGTCAAGGACTGTGCCCTGGTCATGGACATACATCATCATTGGATTAACTCTGGAGAATATATTGAAGCAACTGACGACCGTGTTAAGCGGATTATTGATAGCTGGCGTGGCGTTCGCCCTGTTTTACATTATAGTGTTTCACGGGAAGACTGTCTTATTGACCATCCCGGACATATCCGTCCCAATCTTTCGACCCTCCTAGAGCAGGGCTACAAGAAACAGAAACTCAGAGCACATTCAGAATTTTACTGGAACACAGCAGTGAATGAATGGGCCTTGACATTCCGTGAGAACTTTGACATCATGTGCGAAAGCAAGGCTAAAAATTTATCTAGCTTTGCACTCTACGAACAAGATCTTAAACAGCTGGCTTAGCTTTTGGCTTGCGGACGACTGTAGGCTTAGTAGGGGCAGCTTCCTTCTTAGGGGCAGCTTCCTTCTTAGGGGCAGCTTGCTTCTTAGGGGCAGCAGGTCCACGAGCTGCCCGAGTTTTTGCAGGCGGCGTCTGTTCAACTACAGCCTCTGCTACAACAACGGTCGGAGCAGCTACTACAGCTTCAATTCCAACTGGCATAGGTGCTGCTTCAACTGCAGGTGCTGCCTCAACTTTGTATGGTACTTCCGCAGTTTGTTCTGCTGGCTTGGCACCAAATAGTTTCTTTAATAAACCGATCATATTAAATCTCCTTAGGAATTTATTTAGCGGTAAATACATATATGGAATTTAAATTCATTCAAAAATTTATTATTGAAGGCAAAAAAGACAAACTCATACAGTTGACCCTGCCCTACGACCGTGATGAATTGGCGCCGATAAAAAGTAAAGAAACCTTAGATTATCACTACGGAACACTGTACAAGGCCTATGTTGATCGATATAACAAGGGTGAAGGTGATGACGATTTCAATGAGGCCGGCGCATTTTTGCACAATATCTATTTTGGTCAACTGCAAAAACCAGAGGGTGCCAACAGGCCCTATGATGCTATTTTACAGTTTGTAGAAAAACACTTCGATACTTTTGACAGTTTCAAAGAAGAATTTGAAAAAACAGCCATGACAATACAGGGCAGCGGATGGGCATATTTGGCCCGTGATGGTTCAATCAAAACCATTGTGAATCACGAAATTAGAAATGATATTGTGTTATTAGTAGATTGGTGGGAACATGCTTGGGCACTAGACTATCAGGCTGATAAAAAGAGCTATTTGAAAAACATATGGAAAATAATCGATTGGAGAATAATTAATGGCGTACTCGGACAAGGTAATTGATCACTATGAAAATCCCAGAAATGTGGGATCGTTTGAAAAAGATGATCCTGATATTGGTACAGGGATGGTCGGGGCCCCGGCATGTGGGGATGTAATGAAATTACAAATAAAGGTTGACAATGATACAGGTCTTATTACAGATGCAAAATTTAAAACGTATGGCTGCGGATCGGCTATTGCGAGTTCAAGCCTCGTTACAGAATGGGTCAAAGGAAAAACACTCGACCAAGCTGGATCAATTAAAAACAGCGAAATCGCCGAAGAACTAGCTCTACCTCCAGTTAAAATACACTGTAGTATATTGGCAGAAGATGCCATCAAAGCAGCCGTTAATGATTACCGTAACCGACACAGCGTCTAAACGAATCAAACAGACTCTAGCCAAGCGTGGCCGGGGTGTTGGCATTCGCATAGGTGTTAGGACCACAGGTTGCAGTGGATTGGCCTACGTATTGGAATATGTGGACGAGTACACTCCTGAAATAGGAGTTACTAATTTTGCTCAACAAGACTTTGTAATATTAATTGATGCCAAAAGCCTAGTTTATCTAAACGGGCTAACAATGGATTGGGTTCGCAATGGACTCAATGAGGGATTTGACTTCGTCAATCCCAATGAAAAAGATCGTTGCGGTTGCGGTGAAAGTTTTAGAGTTTAGAAATATCTAGATCAGTGTCGGTGGGCATATCCCAGATTTTTTTGTGATCTGCTCCTGTTCTCTGTGCAAATCTCTTGATATCACACTTAGAACAACAATGAAAATAATTGTTGTTCAAACGCTTTCTATCTATTTTTTTTAGATCTCTGTCAAATACAGTATCACAGTCATCACACTTTAACGTCACAATGGTTTTTGTCCTTGTGTAACTGTGTTGATTGCCCAGTTTACTAAGCCTAACATATTGATTTTTTTGTGATCTGGTCTCTATGAACATGCAGTATTTACATTAGGCTTATAAAAACTTTGGATAAATATTATCGATATCCAAACACATAGGATCTGCTATGGCAAGAAAAATTATTAATATTGGTGCAATTGGCAACGACGGTACCGGCGACAGTATCAGAGACAGTTTTAGATCTGTCAACGACAACTTTAGAGAACTCTATAGTTCACTAGGACTAGGTGAAAAACTCACATTCATAGGGCTAGATGATACACCCGAATCATTCCCTAACGATTATGAAAATGCATTGGTTGTAATCAATGATACCACAGACGGCGTGGTTTTCAAAAAACTAGAAGCTGGTGTAGGTGTTCAAATTGATTTTGATACTAGTCAAAATTCCATTGTGATCAACAGCCTGTTTTCAGATATTTCAGGCGATCCTAATCCAAATCTAGGAGGACCGGTTAATGCTCAAAGTGGTGGAGTAAGATATGCAATTGGAAATTTACCCGATATAGGATCTTTTTCTGAACTTACTGATTCAATTTTCAGAATAAACACCGTTCACGGATCCGCTGCCACAGACACAAATAGACTAGCAGCCAACAAGGGCTATGTGGATTCCAAGATATCCCTGCAGGGCATAGATGCTGTTGATCCTGCTACCAATACAACCAACACTGCATTTGGTACCATGACCGGGCCCTTGATACTTTCAAGAGATCCTATTGATGATGATGATGTGGCCTATAATGGTTTAATTGCTGCCACCAAGCGATATGTTGACAGTTCTGGTTACAGCAGCACAGTGAATCTGTATGTGAGCACAGCTGGTGCAGATGATCGGCCAGGTGTTGGATCAGACAGACAAGGTCGCAGTTTGGCCTATGCATATAAGACGCTAGAAGCTGCTCTTAAACGTGCAGAAGAATTGGTACTGGAAGCACCGTTAGAAATTGGTCCTTACAAGAAAGTTCTTACCTGGGGCAACGGCGATGAGCCTTGTACCCTAGTAGAAATTGACGATACCAGTGCCACCGCAGGCACTGGTTTCAGTCCTGCATTTATTTTTATGAATGTCTTCCTT